TTGTTGTTCAAGCACTTTTTTTTATAATATCTTTTATATTGTTCTTTTGCTGTTTTATCTCTTAGTTTCAATCCACATCTTCTTGAACAAGTTTTTGATTTTCTTGATTTAACCATCCCCCTAGATTGATGACTCACATTTCTTCCTTCTTTTTTAACCCAAAACTTTCTACCACAACTAACACACCATCTTGGTTCATAAACTCTATCTAAATATTCTTCATTTGGAATTATTGGAGTCATGTTCCAGGAACCTTAGGAGCAAGTGCAACTGTTCCGTCTTTTAATGCTTTTTGCAGTTCTGTTTCTGCTTGATCGTCTAACTCTTTTTTTTCTGCTTCTAATTCTTTAATTGATTTTGTTGGTTTCTTATCTGTGAAATCATATGCAAATGGTTTATTCAATACAAAATACATCCTCATCATTAACATGTCCCCTATATCTGTTGACCTTCCTAAATTTAGTTTTATATCCTCTTTAGATAATACATTTAATGGTGCATCCTTTCCTGGATCCTTTTGTTTAATCTGCTCTAAATCCTCAACCAATAATTCTCTTTGTTCTGTGGTAATTGTTTTAGTTATTCCTATCATCCCTGCATTTACATAATTTGCTAATTCAAACCAACACTGGGCCTTAAGATTTTTATAATTGTGTTGTACTTTTTCATCCGAAGTTTCCTTCTTCTTTGTGAATGGCCTAGCATTTGAAACAAATCCTTTTACTCCTTTTAAGTTGTTTACTGCACCGAATCCTACACCTCCTTCATCTATTGCGCATTGACTTCTAGGCACCTTTTCTTTAAGAAGTAATTCATCTAGTTCCTTATCTGTGATGTTGTTTAGAGTGATACACTTTTCTAAAAATAAACCATCCCATATTCCGATTGCAGTTTTATCTCTACCATATCCTGCGACATCCACTATGCAGTATCTTTTTCCACGTTCTGCATCACTTGTAAATAAATCAATAATCGCATCGTATTCGAATAGTCTTGTTGGATCATCATCATATTCAAAGTTTCCATATAAAAGTCTCTCCTTTGAAACTCTATCTAATTTCTTAAGATTCTCTATGTAGTATTTTGATATGAATGGGTTATCAACTACCAATGCTGGGATAAATGCTCGATAATCTTCTATTGTTCCATCCTTGCTTGGTTTGTAAAATTCAAAATATAAAAAATTCTTACTTGGATTGCTTGTAATTAAAAGCTTAGGGATTAGTCCGAATTCATCTAATTTGAACCTTATTCTTGACATCACTATGTTTTTGGCCTTTGATGTGATCTGGCTTGCTTCATCTATAAATGCTCCTGTGAATTCTGTTGAACCTAAACTATCAAACTCTGGATCACTTGGATATAAAAATAAATCTTTCAAATAAATCGTGCTTCCATTAAAAAACTTGATTACTCCTTCGATTGCATTGTATTTGAAATCTACTCCTGACTTAGCATTGAACTCCTGGCACACTTGAAAAAATGTTAGTAATGTACTTTCTTTAAGGCTTTTAAGGATTGCTCTGCCCATTAACCATCTACTTCCAGGATAATCAATGCAATTCTTCAATAACCACACACATCCTAAATAAGATTTACCTCCTCCTGCTCCTCCTCCATAGAATATTTCAGTATGTATATTATTTTCAAGGAGCGCCATCGCCTGTTCTTGTCTTAGGCTTGGTTTCCAGTGTATTATTTTCATTATCAGCTTTGTCTATGATTATTCTTGTTTGGGTTCCTGAATGTTCTATTTCTGTCTTTGCGCCATATCCTCTGGCCCTTCCCTCTTTTGAGTTTAATAACTTCCATTTGCTTGAAGCTACATCATGATGCAATACTATATCAGTGTCAATATTATCCTCAGCAATGTCAATTAATTTATGCTTTTCTGCATCTAATTCTGGCTTCATATCTGGATGCCTTATAAAATACATGCTCACTGCAGATCTGCCGACTTCTAGCGCATCTGCCATTCTAGCCATATTTCCTCCTGAGTTCTTTAAGGCTTCCCTGATTGTTTTTTTATTTAGTCTTGCCATTTTGCTTTATTTTGTCCACTTTGTCCACAACCCCCTTTATTTTCTCTGCTTTGTTTCCAGTAGAAGTCTCCCATCTTTCAATAATATGGCTGCAAAATGCTGGATCTAGCTCGATTAAGTAACAATTTCGTCCTTTTTCTTCACAGGCCATCAGTGTGCTTCCACTTCCTCCGAATGGTTCCAGGACGTTGTCTCCTTTCTTTGAACTGTTGACGATTGCTCTCTGGGCTAGTTTTGTTGGTTTCTGGGTTGGATGGATGTATTCTTTGCTTGAATCCTTTTTAACATCCCATACTGTGCTTGAATCTTTGATCTTCTTAACAAATTTTCTTAACTCTTCTAAAGTCATTTCATCTGGATCTACCTTTGTTAGCATTGTTTTGTTTGCCCTTGTTCCGTAAAATGTGGGGGTTTCATTGATTCTGCTTGCATAAAAGATTGGTTCGTGGCACCAGTGATAGTGACTGTGCCCTAGAATGTGATGTTTATTCCAGATTAATTGCTGTTTTACTTGGAATCCTGCACTATTTAGGGCTTTTTCGAATAAAATTTGATTAGAACTTGCATGAAACACGTATAATGCTCCGTTTTGGACTAAATGTTGGTTTATTTGGGTGAAGGCTCCTTCTAGCATATCGTATAAATCATCTCCTCTTAGATCGTCTCCTTCAATTACATCCCAGTCTCTTCCGTTTGGGTTGTTTGTCCCTGAGTAGCTAACTCCATAAGGGGGATCTGTGAATACCATGTGTATTGACTTTCCGCTTGGAATTAATCTGAGGTATGTATTCTCTACTGTTGAGTCTGCGCAAATTAATCTGTGGTTTCCTAGTTTGTAGAGATCTCCTTTCTCTACCGAGTATTTAGGATCCTTGTTTCCGAAGTTTGCTTTTTCTATTGGTTCGATTATCTTATCTATTTCTGCTTCACTAAATCCTGTTAGAGTTAAATCTTTTATTTGTTCGAACTCTGTCTTTAATAATTCCCAGTCCCAGTTTGCGTATTCCATTGATTTGTTGTCCATGATCCTAAAAGCTTTTACTTGTTCTACGGTTAGGTCATCTGCCCAGATTACTGGCACTTCTGTCATTCCTAGTTTTGTTGCTGCTTTGATTCTTGTGTGCCCTGCAACTATTTCATTATTTTTATCTATGATCACTGGGTTCTTGAATCCGAATTCCTTTATTGATTTGGCTACTATGTCAATTGCTTTCTCGTTTTTTCTTGGATTGTTCTTGTAAGGTTTAATTTCACTTATTGGGATGTATTCTATTTGTAGTTTTTCAGTTGTCATTTTCTTATCCCCAGTTCTTTTAACACTCTGTCTTTGTAGTATATTTCTTGCTGTATTTTTTTTAATTTTGCTTCTCTTATCATTTTTTGTGTTTCCGTTGAAATTCTCAATCTCCAGGTACCTAAGGCAAATAATGTAATAATCAATAAGCCTGTATTGAATACCCAATGGTTATTTCCCCAGCTATTTAATCCTATTCCGCATGCAATTATTAAGGAGGCATTAGCCAGGTTTAATTCTTCCATTTTAAAGTTTTAATTTAGTTCCAACAGCAGATTTAATCTCTTTTATATCCTTATCAATCTTTTTCAGATCAGATTTAAGATTTTTAAGATCTTGAACTTTCTGTGCTTTATCCTTTTCAGGCATCTTTTCTATAAAATCTATTAATTGTAGTGTTTTAAGATGTTCTTTCAATGTTATTAATTGCTCTGTCATCTCTGGCACTTCCGCTAAAACTTCTTCAAACTCATTAATATTCTCAATTATTGATTTCTTTCTGCTTTCTAAAGTTACTAAAGTGCTTTTTATTCCTTCTTCATGTAATATTGCTTCTGATTCAATATTCAAGAATCCATCTTTTGTTTCCCTTTCTTCTCTTCCCTTGTGAATCAAAACCTTTCTTCTTTCATCGTAAGTTGTTAGATCTATTACTATCTTTGGTTCTGCTAATTTCTTTTCTTGTTCCATTATTTTACCTCCTCTAATTTAATTTTTTTACTTTGCTTTTCCGCAAAATTATAAAATATTCTAAGTATCTTTTGGAATTCCTTTCCATCTTCAGTTAATTCTATTTCTGTTTCTCGCCCATTTATTTTTTTTGCTATTAGGCCCTCTCTTGCTAATTGGTCAGTAACGTTTGAAAGATGAGATACTGTTCCGTGCTTCTTTGCCAAATCTTTAATATGCTTTTTATCTAGATCAAAAAATAAACTAAAATACCTTTTGTTTCCAAAAAATCTAAACATTTTCTTTACCTCCAATAGAAATCTTTCCAGTTTTATCTACAAGAATATCCATCATAGAAATTGCTAATTTTAATGAATTATAATCAACGCCTATCATCCTTGCCACATCTGATTTTGCAATTGATTCTTTTTGTTGTTTTAGAAATGTTTCTATTTTTTTAAAAGTCGAATACTGAATATTCTTTCTACCCTCTGCTTTACCCATATAGTTATACGGATATAATGGTATTTAAATCTTTTGGAAATTACTAGCTTTCCTAATTGTTTCTTCTTGATGAAAATATTCATTCCCATAACGATCTTTTTTGTATTCTTGGAATTTCATTTTATATTCTAAAAATATTTCTTCCTCTTTTGGCTGGTATAGTTTTTCACAAGAACCAAGAGTAATAACCCCTGCAAGTATTGTTCCTAAAACTATTGTTGTTAATCTCATTTTAAATCCTTTAATTTTTTTGAATAAAATTTAACATTCTTCCCAGAGATTAATCTTTTTGCTCCAATCTCAAATTTAGTAATTGTATCCATAACTAATTTTAATGATTCTAAATATGGATTCTCTGCAATTACATCTTCCCTTACAGATGAGACTAATTTATCCCCAAAGAATTCTTTTCCAATAACCATATAAAAATTTGTATAATCAGCAGCTTTTCCTTTTGATATTTCAGGCAAAGAAGTTAAACTTTTTTTCTTATCAAGCTTCATACGATTTACAATAATATTATATTTCATTTCTCCAGGATAAGTCTTAGTAAATTCTGTTCTTGCAATTAAATCATCATGCCTTGATCCATCATTCAATTTTGATAAACCGTAAGTTATTTCCCATCCTCCTTTCTCGAATAAATCCAAAGAGGTGATTAGATTCTTGATCTTATCTAATTCCATAATATATACTAGGAAATATAATTTTTAATTATTGTTGTTGAAGTCCTTGTAAATTATTTCTCCTCTTTTTGTCCCTTTACTAGCAATTAATATCTTACTAAAGATATTATTCTTTAGTAACCAAGTACATTTCTCTTTTTCAATTTTGTTTAATTGGCCATTTGATTTAGATTCTACACCAATTACTTCATAAAATTTAGTTTGAGTTGGCCCATTTAAAGCACCAATAAATTTGGTAATTTCATATTTAAAAGAAATAAAGTCTGGAAATCCTGCTCCCAACATCATTGGCTTTCCTGGACCTAAGAATTTATTTTTTGCTGGTACAAGTTTCTTAATAGGAAAAGTGCCATCACTTCCTAAGGCATCCTTAAATGAACAATTTTCTGTAACCTCCATTTCTCCATTTTTATTTGCATAACAAATATCTTCTACATTATTACTCCACTTATCTACTACCCATCCTTTAGATTCTAGATCCTTACGTACTTTTAACTCGAATCTCTTACCTGCAGCACGATTGTTTTTTCCTTGTTTTTTATAGTCTACCATCTCTTTTTTCCCATATAACTTTTTACATCATAATTTTCTTTTTTGTAAACATTCACCATCTCTCTAAAAACTTTATATCTCAATAATTTATCTTTTTTGGATTCAAAATAGGAGATATTCTTATGCGCTTGAAAAAGCAAATGACTATCATAACTTGTTAATTCTTTTAATGATTTTACCACTCTTCAGCCCTCATCTTGTGACATTCATTACAAAGCATTAAAATATTGTGTGGTGCATATGTCCCGCCTTGATAACCATAAGTAATTCTGTGAACTTCTAGTTTCCCGCATTTTCCTTCAGGTCTAAGGCAATCCTCACAAATATTACAAACCAGGCCCCTAAGGATCTCTTTGTCTCGTTCTGTTAGTTTAATTTTTCCTATCATTTTAAAATTTATCTTGTTTGATTAATTTAATTGGTGAAAGCATTTGCTCGATTTCATCTAGTTCTTTGTGAGCTTTTCTTAGCTTTTCTCTTATTTTATTTTCTATTTCTTTTTCCATAATCATTCTCTAGGGGAATTGTGTCGTTTTAATATATCTAAAGTTAATTCCATTGGAATAGAACCTTTCTCATAAGCATTTAATTTATTTGTAGTCCATTCACTTCTACCATTCCCACAACTATCTTTATGTT